ATTCCAAAACTTCTCGCAGGATTAAAACTTTGACTGATGTTAACTCTTTGAAAAAGTTTATAGAAAAAAATCTTATTGGTCAACAAGATGCTGTGGACAGCGCAATAAATAGTATAAAGTTAATTGCGAGTGGTTTATATAAAAACGCCTCTTTCTTTTTTATTGGACCAACGGGAGTAGGAAAAACTGAGTTAGCTAGATTGTTAGGAAAAAAGTATAGCGGAAATTTTTGGAAGATTAATTGTGCTGAGTATGCATCCTCTCATGAGTATGCTAAGTTGATTGGCTCACCCCCAGGTTATGTGGGGCATACTGATAAAAGTATTATGGCTGAAAAAGCTGAGAAGTCTAATAGATGGGTTATTCTCTTTGATGAGATTGAAAAGGCACATCACAAGTTTTATGATTTCTTACTGTCGGTGTTAGATGATGGTACCTGTACCGATAATATGGGAAGAGTTTTAGATTTTTCCGAATCCATTTTCATCTTTACCTCTAATCAAGGAGTTTCTAATCTTAGATTGGGAAAGAAATTAGGATTTGGAGATGAGTCGATCACAGTATCAGGCTCTCAACAAGAGATTAAAGATTCTGTGAAAAAAGCTTTTCCTGCGGAGTTTATGAATCGTATTGATAACTACGTTTTCTTCAAGACTCTCTCCCCAGATGACGTAAAAAAGATAGCCTCTTTAGCACTTCACAATCTTCCTATTAAAAAGCATAAAGTTCTTTTAAATTATATTGTTGATAATGGATATTCCGAAGAATATGGGGCAAGAAATATTAAGAGATTTATTAAAAACGAAATCGCTACTGTGATTGCCGATGCATTATTAGAGAAGCAACTACCTTTGAAGAAGGGGGATCTCTACACACCTAAAATTGTGAAAGGGAACCTCGTTCTTGCTAATATTGAAGAAGTAAAGAAGCAGACTTCATCCCAGTCAGTAGATTTAGATGCTGCTTCGTCTGCTATCGGGGAAACCATGCCTTAACAATTTCGCTACCTTAGGACCAACATGTACCCCCAACTCTCCTTGGAACGGTAAGCCCAAGGAGAGTTTTTTTTGGAAAAATATTCTACCTTTCACTATAATAGTCCATGTGGCCCTGTAGCTCAGTTGGTTAGAGCAGCCGTCTTATATGCGGGAGGTCACAGGTTCAAGTCCTGTCAGGGCTACCATTTAATATAGAACGTTAGGAGTTAATTATGAGTAAAGTTATGGAAAAGTATGTTGCTAAAGCTCTAGAGGGTTATGAGCAAAATTATCAGGGGATTTCGGAAGCTATTGAGCAGATGGAAGCTCAGTTGGAGACCTATAAGGAGCAGCAGGCTGAAATGAAGGAAGGCATCATTGAGATGAAAGACATTTTGGGATTGGAAGACGAAGAGGCGTTGGGGGACAATACTAAGGCACCGACTTTAAATCTTGTCAATGATGGTGCTCCTGTTGATATGGAGTGAGGACCAAGTAATGAAAAAAGCGACAAGAACTAAGTTTGGATTCTTTAAAAATGAGAAGGAAGCTCTCGCATACATTCAGTGGAGAAAGAAGAAGTACCCAGAAAGAAGGGGATACAGTTATTTTTACAACGTCATGAAGATGACTAGGAATAAGTCTGACAAAGGAAGTTGGCTTGCTTATTCCTTGATGCGAAAAATAACATGAATACTTCCACTGATTACCATCCTACTGCGATAGGACGCACAAAACCTTCCGCGCCTGCTAAGTGGCTTTATGAGAATAAAAACATCCAAGGCCCTGTGCTGGACTATGGTTGTGGGCGTGGAGTTGATGTGGAGCATTTTGATATTGAAGGGTATGATCCTCATGGTCCCTCTTACCAATCCCCTCCACATAAAATTTCATACCGCACTATCTTTTGCACCTACGTTTTGAATGTCCTCCCTACCTCTCACGAAAGATATGATGTTATTTTCGAGGTAAGAAGACTTCTTGCCAAAGATGGAGTTGCTTACATCTCAGTTCGGGCTGATAAGAGCAAACTTAACGGATGGACAAGCAAAGGCACCTACCAGACCTTTGTTGATTTAGATTATCCTATCGTCCATCGTACTTCTGGTTATATCATTTACGAAGTAAAGATCTAGAGCCGATAGCCCAATTGGCAGAGGCAATGGACTTAAAATCCATACAGTGTGGGTTCGAGTCCCACTCGGCTTACCAATATAAAATGGCGATTTGGGATAAAATAATAGGTACTGGGAGTCGCATGAGTAGGTCGAAGGCTCTTAGAAACGATCCTGAGGATGCCATTTTGTCATGTTTACGTGTTTTTGTTGATTTTGAGGTAAAATAGGGAAATGAAGGAGTTAGACCAAAATAAAACAATATTTTGTGATATTGATGGTGTTCTATTTAAATTTGATGAAGATTTTGCGGTGTGCATGAATCATGCCCGTCCCCTTCCTGGATCGGCTGAGAAAACTATGGACTGGCACAAGAAGGGATATCGTATTATTTTAGTAACAGGTCGCCCTGAAGCTTTCAGGGAAAGAACGCAGAAACAGTTACAACGTTTGGGATTCATTTATGATCAACTAGTAATGGGATGCGGAAGTGGTCCCAGATATTTGGTTAACGATGTGCCTGATGATAAGGGAGACAGCAAAGCTTTTGCTCTTAATGTTTTAAGGAATAAAGGGTTGGACGGATACATATTATAAGTTATGGCTTTATGGTATAACACTGGGAGACATTGGCAACAAATTTCTTTTGCTAGAGATAATTCTAATTTAAAAGGAATTTTAGTTTGTAGTGGGCCTTCGTTGAACAAGATTAATAAATCTGAATTACCTGGAATTGGCAAAAGAATTTTCGGGCTTAACAACACCTACCCAGATGTAAAACCTGATGTCTGGATTGGAATGGACAGATCTTTTTGTTATGATGGAAAATTATTTGATGAGCCCTTTGTGAAGATACTTAGACGAGGTTACGGAAAAGAAAAGAGAGGAACTAGAAAAATAAATACCTTAACCAATCTTTACTATGCAGATGTGAAAGAGGGGGATAGAATAAATCTTTTTAAACATCGTAATCATGATACTAAATTTGTGTGGCATAAGAATACAATGGCAACTGCTTTACATATAATGGTGTGGATGGGTCATAGGGAAATTTATCTTGCAGGTTGTGACTTAGATAATTCTCAACAGCCTTACTTCAATAAGCTAAAACTAAGTAAATCGCAGCGTCAGCGTAACCAAAAACTACATAATCAACTTTTTGGTTATCTAGAGTGGTTTATATCAGCCGCAAAGCCATACGGAATTGAACTTTATTCTATGAGTCCTCGTTCACGTATTAATACACTGATGGAGTATGTAAGTTTAAGAGATTTAAATAGAGAGATCAAACGCGGTTTAAGGAAACGCGGCCCCCGTGACCATTCCAGTCTTGTTGCCAAACAGCATCACGCTAAGAAGCAAAGAATAGAAAATGAAAAAGCTTGATTACGAAGATATTGGTTCACTTGTAGGTCATATTGTAAAAGAAAAGCAAGAGGCTTACGGGGATTCTTTTGGAAGAAGCGGTGACTGTCTTAGACAAATGTTCCCGAATGGGATAAAGCCTGAACAGTATGATGATTTGCTTACCATAGCTAGGATTCTGGATAAGTTATTTCGCATAGCAAATAACCCCCGTGCTTTCGATGAAAATCCATACCAAGATATCGTAGGGTATGGGCTACTGGGCATGAGAAGGCACGATAAAACCTAAAAATTTTGGAGAATATGGTTGACACCCCTACCTACATTGTGGTATAATAGAGCCTCAACGGAAGAATAGTAGAGACATATGAAAGAATCATTTATAGAAATTCGAGAGAACTTCCATGAAGTTCTGTTTATTTGCATGGGCTATTTCTGTCCATGGGGAGCATTTATACTCTAATGCGTAAAGTAACATATGGGCCATCCTTGGTCTCAGACTTACTAGAGGGACAGAAGGTAGAGATCTATAGGAATCGACATAAGAACTGTTATTCTGTTCGACGAAAAGGTAAGGTGGTAGCCTATTTGAACTATACCGATGAACTTATGCTGAAAGATGTAAAGTTTGCTGTCCAGCCAGCAGGGAGAGAAAAAGTTCGTAGGGAGAACAAGAAGAACGTCCATGCATTTGTACGAGGCACAGTAATACGGACGGGAGGCTTGGAGCGAGAGGGCATTTTGAGAAGGTGTGGGAGAATGGTAAGATATGATCCTTACACTATGGACTCTTTTGAGGCCACTCAGGATGCTCCTTTTGTTGGTTGGGATGGGGATCCCGTGTATGAAGGAAAGAATGTTATCTTCAGGA